ATTTGATCGGTGCCGATTTCGACCATGTCGGGGGTTTGCCATGTCCCCTCGGCGGTCGTCTCGGTGGTCGCCTCGCGGGGCACGGTGATTTGCACCATGTCGGGCGCGGTCACCGTCACAATCTGGCGGGCGCCATTGTTCGCCGGCGTCACAAAGCCGCCCAAGACGATGACCTCGCCGACCGTCAGGGTGGTGACGTCGAGCGCGGTAAAGACGACCTCGGCCAGCTGCGGATTGGTCGAATCCTTGGTCTGGGCAATCGTGTCGGTGCCGTTGGTCCCGTCGGTCCATGCGTCCATCAGCGCCATCGAAAAGAGCAGGTCGAACGTCGGATCGCGGGCAAGCTCGAAAGCAAGTTCGCCGGTCGATTCCAGCCCGACGACGACTTGGCCGCTCGACATGCGATCGGTGCGCATTTCGGCGCTTTCGGTCGTCGTGGGCGTGCCCGACAGGGTTTCCGATGTGAACCGGAAGGTGACGCCGGCCGCGTCGGCCGGCGCCGGGGTCTGTCCATAGGCGGTCTCGGGAACGCCGATGACCTCGACCAGATTTGCGCTCGACATGTCAAAAACTCCTTTCTGCCCGCGCGTTCATGCGCAAATCACCCGGTAATAGGCCGCCGGCGACGACCAGCCGTGCCAGCGGCCATTGAGGCGGATCGCCGCCCCGTCCATGTCGGTAAAGGCTGGCATGGATTCGATGATCACGTCGTCCAGCCGGCGGCCCCGGAACAGGTTGCGCAATTGCTCGCCCCAATCGAGCGCGACCGCCGACGGGTCGCCGGCCGGGAACAGCAGATGGAAATAGACCAGCCCGGTTTCCTGCCAGCCGTCGACGCCCGGCGCCCCGATCACTTCCATGGTTTCCAAGGACTGGCCGAATTGGAGCAGCAGCGCGCTATCGTCCAAGCCGATCGGCATGGTCTCGGCGGCGATGAAATCGGACAGGTCGAAATAGGGACAGTTGGTCCATTCGGCGTCCAAGATCGCCTTGATGCTCGACCGGATCGCCGGGCTGGTCATCGCCTTGCCTTTCGGGTCGGGCTGATCGCCTTGCGGCGCTTGCCCATCTTGGCGCGGACCGGCCCGGCCGGGCTGGCGATGATCAGGGTCGGGACATTCATCGGATAGGCGCGGCGGCCATATTGGGGCGCGTCCTTGGGGGTGAAGGGCCCTTGCGGGCGGCGCCCGGCATAGCCGATTTGCAGCCGCTTGCCGTAGGTCCGCCGCAGCGCCAAGGCGGCGCCATAGATGACCCCGCGCGGTATCTGGATTTCCCGGGTGATCGCATAGGGCGCCAGATTGGCCAGCTGGACGTTGGAGCGCGGGCCCAGTTTCTTGCCGTCGGGCTTGCCGGCGACCGGCTTGCCGTTGACATACCATTGGAAGCTGTCGGCATAAAAGCCGCTGACCTGATGGCCGGTCGCGCCCTGCACATAGGACCAAGCGGCGTCGATCGCCTCGGCGATCGGCCCGGTCGAGGGAACGAACATGATCCGGCCGAACGGTTTCACCAGCAGCGGCGAGCGGCCCTTGATGCCGTCGGTGTATATGATCGGTTGCGCGTCCTTGGGCTGGTCGCCGTAGAGGTCATGGGCGCGCGCGATCGCAATCGACGCCTCGGTCGCGCACAGCCATTTGACGACATTGGCGGCAGTGCCGGTCGCGCTGAATTCGCTGATCGGTTGGCCGCTCGCCATCGCTAGCCTTTCAGCCACAATTCGACCGCCATGGCGGTGCCGGCCAAGGCGTGCGTCGCGGCATCCCAGTTCAGCACCGCATAGGGCCGGCCGGCCCATGTCACCCGGTCGCGCTTGTCCATCGGGCGCATCCCTGCCGGCAGCGCGGCAAAGCGGATGATCGCGCGGAAATCCCCTTGGACGACCGGACCGCCCGGGATCAGGTCGGTCGTCTTGAACCCTGAAACCTTGGCCTTGACGATGATCGGCGGGTCATAGCCGCCCGATGCGTTGCGCAATTCCAAGCCGACGTCGTCGCCGACCGCGTCGATCAGCGCATAGGCCGCGCCGAACCGCTTCGCCAGCTGGGCGGGTTGGGGCATCGGCAAGCCCATCAGCCGACCCCCATCACGGCGTTGTTGGCATAGCGGTTGAGCACGTCCATCACCTCGGTCGGCAGCATCCCCCAAGGCGAGGCTTGCTGGTCGCGCGCGGTGCGCGATTCGGTCCAGCCATAGTCGAGCGAGCCGACCCCGATGACCGAGACTTTCTGAATCGTCGCCCCGACCGACGACGCCCCGGCGGTGCCGCCATAGGACGGGTCGAGCGCCCACATCAGATCGAACAATTGCAACAGCGCCCATTCGAGCGGCGACGGCAGCGCGACAAAGCCGCCATTGTAGGAAACGACCAGCGCGGCGTGTGGCCAGCATTCGCCGCGCCGGGCATAGAAACCGGCGGTGGAGCGCGCATAGATGCGGCCAGCCGGCAGATTGGCATAATAGGTCGTCGGATCGACGGTCATCGCGTCGATCGCGGTGACGATCGACGTAATCGCGGTGACCGGCCAAGCGCGCAGGATCAGGACTTTGTCGCCCGGCTCGAATTGCTCGACAACGTCGGCGGCGATCAGCTGGCGGTCCAGATAGACCTCGACCATCGCGGTCGCATCGGCGAGGCATTGGGCAAGCTGGTCGTCTTGGGTGGTGTCGGCCGGGTCGAGCCCGATCCGGACGCGCAGGCGGACGGGGTCGATCGTCATGGCTGGGCCTCCGCATGGATCGCCGCGACGACCGCCGGGACGATCGGCGACAGGTCGACCTTGACGACCTCGCCGTCGCTTAGCTCGATCAACAGATGTCCATCGACGACCGCGTCCATCACGGCGGCGATGCCGCGCCCTTGCGGACCGGCCAAGCCGCGCCCGCCATCCTTGCCGGGGCGCCCGGTCTTGCCGCGCGGCAGCGCCATCGCCCAGCCGGCGCCCGGCGCGGTGCCCGGCTCGACCCCGGCAAGGTCGTCGGTCGCGCGCCATAGCGCCCCGTCCCATGTCACAAGGTCGTTTGCCTGATAGGCGGCGTCGCTCGCCCATGTCCCGCGATGGATCGGCACCGGCAGGGTAAAGGGTATCTCGATCCGCTCATGTCCCGAGCGGACGTGCAGGCTGACCGCGCGCTCGCCGTCATGGTCGGCGCCGGCGATCCACGCCCCGGCGGCAAGCGCGGTCCAGCTGGACGGCTCGACCGATGGCGGCCCATGCGCCTCGCGGGTCGACACGAACAGCGATCCGCAATCGGTCAGCAATATCCCGCGCGGCAAGGTCTCGGTGTCGGCGGTCCATGTCGCGACCATGTCGAGAATTGGCCTATCAAGCCCGTCAGCGCCCGGCGGCCCGGGGACGGGGGGTTGGTCCGCCAGCATGTCGAGCCGCGCCGCCAGCGCGTCGACGCTGCCGCGCAGGGCATCATGGGCATCGAAGGTCGCCGCTTGGCGCCGCTCGATTTCGTCGTCCAGCGCGGCCAGCCGGTCCGGAATCATCGACGCCGCCGCTTCGGCGGCTTGGCGGATAGCCTCGATCGCGTCGCTGGCCGCCTGCCATTGCGCATCGCCGGCCGCGGTCAGGGTGGTGACCGCCGCCTCGATATCGCGCGCGGTGTCGGCGCGGACCTCGGCGATCAGCCGGTCGGCGGCCTCGGCCACGCCCGCCACGCGGCGTTCGGCGGCGCCCAGCCGGACCTCGATCGCGGCGCGCGCCGCGCCGTCCAAGGCGACCGCCTCGGCGGCCTCGGCCAGCCGGGTTTCGGCCTCGACCAGCCGGACCTCGATCGCGGCGCGCAGCGTGTCGGCTTGGGTCGCGGTCTCGGCCAAGGCGGCGGCGCGGGTTTCGGCCGCGTTCAGCCGGTCGAGCAGCGGCGCCAAGAGGTCGCCGACCATCGCCCGGACGGTCTGGGCTTGCTTGGCCATCGCCTCGCCGGTCATCTCGGCGAGCAGGGTGACGACCTCGTCTTGGGCCAAGGCGGGTTCAGGCGGCATCGGCGGTCACCCGGTCGAGCCGGTCGAAATAGAGCGCGCGCAAATGCGCCTTGGCCGCTTGCGGATCGGGGGCGGGCGCCGGCAGCGCCGGCGGCGGCGGGGGTGGGGGATTGGCGGCGGCCTCGGCGGCCGCTTCGGCGGCGGCTTGGGCGGCGTCCGCCTGTTGCTGGGCGAGCGCCGCCTCGGTCGCATAGGCCGACAGCGGCACATTCTGGCGCTGCATCCGGGGTTCGTCGCCATAGGTCGCGGCGGGCAAGCCTTCGCGGGCGCGCGCTTCGTTCGGGCTCAGGATACCGCCTTGGACGCCCTTGGCCAAGGCATCGAGCCGGGCCGGGGTGTCGGTCCGCATCAGGACGTCGGTGTCAAGCTCGGTGCATTCGCTCGCCGGCAAGTCGAAATGCGCGTCAAAGGCTAGCTCGATATGGTTGATCGCAAAGCCAAGGCCGGTCGACAGCCAATGGTTTATCAAGGTTTCGGCATTGTTGAGGGTGGCGTTTTCAAGCTCGCCGATCATCTGTTGCGGGACCCTAAACACCCGGGCGATATCGATCACCGATTCCTTGTACGCGGCGATGACCTCGGCCTCTTGGGCGGTGAAGCCGAGCGGCACCCATTTGAGCCCGTTGGTCAGGATCGGCACGCCGCCGGTGCGCATCCCTTCGGATTGATTCTGGAACGCCTCGCGTAGCTTGGTGGTCTGTTCGCGGGTCAGCCGTTCGTCGGTGGTCAGGACGCCCGCCGGGCGGCTCATATTCTCATAGAAGGCCGACAGGCTCGACCCGATGGTCCGGTTGAGGTTGAGCGCATTATGCGCCTGTTGGAGCGGGGAGAAGCCGACCAGCGGGTCGAGGTCGGCGTTGATCCGGATGTGCAGCATTTCGCGCGGGGCGATATAGGCGGCCGGATCGAACACCGGCGATTGGCCCGGGGTCATGCTGTCCAGCTTGTACCAATAGGTTTCCCAGTCATCGATGGCGCGAATGACCCGGATCAGGCGGGGGTTGAGAATGTGCATCGCGGTCGGAACGCCGCCGGTGCGCGGCGTATAGACATAACCGTTCCCGGTGGTCTGAATCGACCGCTCAAGGGTCAGGAAGAAATCGGACGAAGTCTGATAGTCGTTAGGCCGGCGCAACAGCTTGGCCAGCACCGAATTGGTAATAATCTGATCGCCGCCATCGGCCATTTCGCGCTTATGGTAAGGCGGGCATTGGGCGATCGTCTGGGCATAGGCGGAAATGCACGCTTCGACGATCGGCAGGCCGCCGGTCCAGCCGGCTTTCCAGCCGCGTTGCCACCAGTCGGCCGACCAGCCCTTGTCGATCACGCCGTCGGGATAGACGAACACCGGCGAGGTGATCGGCGGGGTGCCCGGCAGCGGCATCCCGACCGCCTTGGCGATGGTTTGCAGCAGTCCCACCTAGTCGGTCTTGCGCGGGCGGCCGGGGCCGCGCCGGGGCGGCTCGGCTTCCAAATGGCGGGTGGCATATTGGCCGCCCTTGGCGCCGTCGTCGTCGTCGCCCTCGGCGCCGTCGTCGCCGTCGTCCTCCGGATCGGCGGCGGGGGTGCGCTTGGCCGGCGGATCGGCGGGGTCCGGGTCGGCCGCTTGGGCTTGCTGGGCCGCCGCCTTGGCCGCCGCCTTGGCCAGCGTGCGCGCATTGGATTCGACCTCGGCCGGGTCGGGGGTGATGAATTCGAGCCCGGACGTCGCCCCGGCGTCCTGTCCCCAGCCGTCTTTCACCGCCTTGTCGACCTCGGCTTGGGTTTCGACTTCGACGAACGATCCGGCGTTGTCGCCCTTGTGCGCCCAGATCAGCGGCATGGCCTTTTCTCCTGCGAATGACGCCCCGGAACGCGCTTCCATCGCGCCCCGGGGCGTCCCCCGATCACCAGTTGACGCCGGTCAGGGCGTAGCTGTTGGCAACGCGGAACTGGTTCCATGACAGCGGCATGATTTGGCGCA